GGCAGAATTAAACTGCCTGCAGTTGCTACTGTGGCTGTACCAGCTGTAACTGTGCAAGCGCCAGCGCCTAAATTCTGAATAAATACTGTATCTCCTGCTGCAAATAAACCTGTGTTAACAGTTATTGTGGTTGCACCTGCTGCGTTCATCGCAACAGTAGTGCCAGCATCGGCTGCAACTAAAACATAACTTGCAGTTTTAGCGGTTGCAGGCCCGCCACCCATAGCCGTTTCTTGTAGTGAGGTCATCTGTGCAGCTGTTAAAACCTGCCCAGTGGTAAAAGTCTGTTTTGCCATTTTACTCCTTAGTAACTTAGGACATTATAGTCTAAAGTGCCATAAATGCTATTATTTAGGATAAATGCATCTATAACGGGCTCTAGTGTCGTGAACGTGGTTTTCCAACTATTCGGGGTAATTGCCATCCGTACCCCAAAAATCTGTAAAGTCTTTTCTAAAAGCGATCCGCCAGGCTGGGTAGTCTTAACTGTAATCGGATCAAAAAAATCTAAATCTAAAGCTGCCAATATACCTGAGTTGTAATTATCGGTGTATAGATCTAGGACTATGGCATCTACTCGTATAGAAGTTTCTTGCCTACTAGCCACATAAGCCTGGGCATAATCTAGGGCTACTGCATCTGACTGCATTAACAGATTATCTAAAAAATAACTATGCAAAAAGTACTTATCTATGCTGGCTTGGTTTAGGGCTACCTGTGGCGATCCACCAGCTCTAGTGATAGTGGCTTTATTAAATACCAATACATCGTTTAATATCCAGGTAGCATCAAAGTAATCTATGCCTGTGCCATTATCTGCAAAGACTGTAGGTGTGCCACCAATAGATCCAGCAGTTACGCCTCGATCTTGAAATACAAAGTTATTATCGGCACTAACATAGATAGCGCCATATTCAGATTCTGTAGCAGTTTGTAAAGCCTGTAATGCTGTGCGGTTAGTGCCTGGATCTGCCTGTAATGTAGTAAGACCTGCATCTATATCACGCTGTGATATTGGCCAGTCAATTTCATCTAATATCTCATTGATGCGAGTACCTGATAGATCGCCAGCAGTAGCGCCAGTAACAGTGCTTATCTGTGCTAATTGGGCTAATCTAAAAGCATCTACAGCTTGTATAGTAGTAGTCGCTACATCCTCTGATTCTTGTGGGTAGGTAGTTACATAACTTGTAATAAAACCTGCAAATATAGGATAAGTAGTAGAACCATAGGTAGCAGTAATCTGCACCTTTTTCATAGGTGTTAATAAATTGTAGTAAGGCCCCGATACGTTTTGTGGGTTAAAATCGCCATTTTGATCTACTATACGTAATGTAAGTGATCCTGTTTGAAATTGATCGCTAAGAGCGGTACGGCCTCGGTTAGTTTCAATTCTATTTACTTGATTAGATACGTCTACAATTACAGCTGCTGAATCTCCCAATATATTTGTGCCTAATATACCTGTATCTAAAATCATTGCCTGAGCAAAACTAGGGCCAGTGGTAAAGTTAATTACTGCATTTATTACAGGTACTGTCATTAGAACCCTTGTCCAGCAGGTACTGTGCTGTATCCATTACGAGTAGCGATCTGTATGCTTTCTGCAATAGCTTGGCTTAACTTATCGCCAGCCCCTGCTACATCGACAGTTACTCTCATTTCTTGTGCTGATCCACCACTGCTAATACCTGGTGTAAATCCTAATGCTAGGCCTAATGCTCTGGCTTCATTACTGTAGCCAAACTCTGGATTATTGATGGCTACATCTGCAAGGTTACCCATACGGCCTTTACCACCAGTACCAATAATAGTTCCCCCTGGGCCAATTTGACTTGGGCTAACTCCAAAGGATAATAATAAGTTTTTAGCAGCTTCACTTAATGCATAAAACTGAGTAGTTAATTCTTCTGTGGCTTTCTTGCCTTCCATCTCAGCCAATAACTTCTTTGCTAATGCTTCATTGTTGTCTAATATGGCCAACTGTGCTCTAATACGTAATTTAGTTTCTGCATCTGTGGCTTCATTAAGCGCTTTTTGGAATCCAATACGCTCTACATCAAACTTAGCAGCCAATTCATCTACAGCAGTTTTTTTCTTTAAGGCGGCTATTTCTAAAGCTCTAAGTTTGTCGAGTTCTTTTTTCTGTCTAACTTCTACTCTAAATTGTTGAGCAGTTATACGGCCAGCACTTCGTTGTTCGTTGGCAGGTAATTCTCTGGCTGGTCTATTTTCCCTACCTAATCTGGCTAATAATCCTAGTGTACTGGTTTCATAAAAGGCTCGGCCTACCATTCCTAAACCTGGTATATCGCCGAGTGTTTTTAATAATGTGCCAAATCCAATAGTAGTGTCGCTTGTTTGTTTAGCAAGATCTTCCATCTTCTTGGTAGTTTTTTCGATATTAGTATCTTCACCCAATATTGCAAGCGCCCCTAATATACCTTTACCAATTTCTTCTTTTACATTTTCGCTGGCTACTTTTAATAAATCCATCTTGCCAGCATAAGTAGTTAATCGAGCTTGTGCTTGACCTGAAAACTTCTCATTAAGTTTTTCCATGATTTTATTCATGTCGCCAGTTTTTAAAAATGTCTTATCTAAGCCAGCGCCTAATCTGCTTAATGCTGTGGTATTACCTGCGTACCCACGTGATATTGCTGATGTTACTTGTGCTAAAGAAGCCCCTGTAGCCGCTGACACATTCATAGCGGTATTTAATGCATCTTGGCTAATAGTTATTGATCCTGTTACTGTCAGTAATTGCTGAAATGCTGGACGTAGTTCATCATCTAATACGCCCGTAGTTTTCTGTAAATTAGAAATATAAAGTTCTACAGCTGGTGAACTAAATTGAAAACCAGTATTTTTTAATTGTTGCTCTAAAGACTTGGCGGCTTTTTCATCTGCTACAAATGCTTTTACTGCTTCTTTACCAAATCTAGTTAATGCTGTTACTGAAAATGCTGCAGCAAAGGTTTTAGCAAAACTCTTTACTCGTTTTTCAAATACACCTACTTCTTTTTGACCCTTTTTTAATCCTTTATTATCAAAGGTGCTGACTGCCGATACAATTAAATTGGCCACTATGCAGCCTTCCTAATCTCTGTATCTTTAATAAACTTAATGGCCACAGTATCAATAGCCTTGACCACAGCTGGGATTACCTTGTCTTTTTCTTCTGACCAAGCACGATAAATCAAACGGCCTTTTTGTTTGCCTTCGCCCTTCATTGTGCTTAAATTCTCTGCAGATTCAATAAAGTTAACACCAGCGTTAGGGTTTGAGCTTTGAGAATTAGGTGCACCATTTCTATTTTTTCTACCTGCGGTTTCAAAGATAGCGCCAGGTGCAGATATATTGGCTACATAAAATGCGGCTCTAAATCCTGCTCTATTTCTTTTGTTAGTGCCTGCTGAGTATTTAATAAGACTTTTTGCTAGAGCATAATCATAAGCTGGAAAGGCTCTATAGTTTATTGTGTCAGCCGATGATGTGCCTTTACCCCAACCACTTAATACTTGATCCTGGGTAGGTAAATATCCTCTAGCTGTATTTTGAATAACAGTCATGGCTACTTTTATATTTTTAGACATTTCTTTATTGAGCGCAGGGTCAACATCTCGCATCGCTTTTTGGAGTTGTTTAACGCCGTTTACCACGACTGGCATTTTTGACCCTTTCTGCTCTATCGGTTAATACTTGAATAATTCCCCGATACATTTCCGAGTCCATATTAATAAACTCGCTAGGCGGTATCCCAGTTTCTACAGCTAATGTGGCTATGCTGTAAATTGTAGAATCCCGCTTTATTATTTTTTTTCTTCGTCTGCTACCTCAACAGTATCTAAACTGTCTATAAATTCTGTACCAAATATAGGTACTTGTGCACCTGATCTGCGTAAGCACTCCCAGGCTAACCAAAAGATATGGGTTTGCTGTTCATGCTCACGCAAGACTTTGCTAATACCTGCACCATACTTCAACTCGAAAGCGTATTCGACACCTGGTGTTATCTTGTGTTCTGTGACTTCACCAGTAGCCCTAGTAATCTTTAGCTTTGCCATTGTTACTCCTTAATTAGAACGCCACTGATGGCGATACTGTGATTCCAGAGTTTACAGTAAATGTAACGCTAGATGTAGCAATTTCGGCTACTCCAGCTGATCCAATTGGTGTTAGGTTATTTACTAAGATTGAGAACTGGTAGGTAGGGTTAGCAGCTGAAACTGTAGTTCCCTTAACTGTAATTACTGATACAGCTAGAGTCTTGCCAAATGCCTCATTAAGAGTCTGGCTTATCTCAGATGTTGCCCAGTCGTTCATAAAGTCGATTGTAAATGTGCCTGATTGTAGACCTGCTACGTAGCGGTGAGCAGTGTCACCCATCGCAGTAATTTCTAGCTCATCCACGATTTGGTTGATAACAGCGCTAGATACTAGGTCGCTAATATCAATAGATGGTGTAGTAGGCGCAGCGTTGGTCGCTAGCTTGATGCCCACGTTATTGTTTAAGTAAATTGCCACTGTTATTCCTCTTCCTTTTTAGGTTGTACTTTTTCTTTTGGTGCTTCTTTTATTTGGCCTGTCTTTATTAAGAAGGCTAAATCTTCTTCTTTGCTCATAATTAACTCCAGCTCGTTAGGATTGATACTGTTATTTCAGACACCAATAAATCGCCACTTTGAGCGTTTACGATTGCTGGAGCTGAAATGCTTGATATATTAAGTGTCAGCGCTGACGCTGCTAACTTTGTTACTACGGCTACTATGTAATCTTCCATACCAGCCAAGTTGCCCTGGTTATCTAACGCAGGTTTAGTGATTAAAATTCTAAAGTTTGCTAAAGGTAATACTGTTACATGATCGTTATTGCTCGGTACTATGTAAGGATCGCCAGGGGTGATTGCTACTGCATTGGCGAGAAGAGTGCTTGGCGGGAAAGCAAAGACTGACCACACGCCAGCATTAGTAAGATCTGTGGCTAGTGTGCTACGTAGTGTGGTAATCGCAGCTGGCATATTAACCTACCAGTGATGCTGGACTTGAATACGGCTGGATGAGGCCACGCACTCGGTTAATCAGCTGATAACCCATTCGATAAGGGCTAGCACTGACCCCATCCATGCCTACCCCACCAGTCTGGCTCACTTGTCTTGCTTGCCAGATGTCCACTGCAATTATCATCGCAGCTTCTCGTATTGCAGGGGTGCTCGCATAAGATTGGGTCTTGTGTTCTGGGCCTCTAGCGTTTCCGTAAGGGACTACTTTGTGAAATTTTTGATCTGCAGCTGTTACTGCAAATTGTACAAATGAATAACCATTAGGATAATTGACATTACCCCAGTTGTACATAAATAAAGGGATTACACTTGTTGTGCCTGTGCTTGGCGGAATAGTGCCAGTAATTGTGTGAGTACCATTAAAAGGTGTGCCACATGCAGTTACAGTAATTTGTTGAGTTGCTACAAATGCGTTTGGATTAGCCAGCATTAATGTTGCTACATTGTCTTGGACTGCTGTGCCAACTACTGGGGCATCGTTATGCCATAAATATTTGCTTATTAAATCTTCTGCAGTTTGACAAACTTCTTCTACTGTTGCATCGGAGTAGAGAGAACCAATACCAAGATTTGCCCTTAACTCGGTTGTCGTAACAAACGTTGCTGGCATCTCTACTCCTTTGCTAATAGCTCTCTGGGGCTAGGGCTACTAAACCCCAGAGATTACTGATTTGTTTTTAGTTAAGGTTGAACTTAACGATGCCGTTAGGCATTTTTGCAATAGTGG